GAGCGGTATGACACACCGTACTATTGCTCACCGTCTTCTGAAACATATTGGAGCATGTAAAATGAAAAGAAATCTTCTTAATAGCATCATTTCAAACTCAGTCTATCTTGGTTATTTTCAAATAACAGATGATAGCAAGATGGTATTTGAAACTTTTCATAGAAAGCTTAGCGGTCAGCGCAACAAAAAGTTTTTTGATGATCTTGGTGACATTGTGTACTTTATGCTTGTTCGCGGTCAGCTCATGAAAATTGGTAAAGCTGCAGGTTTGCAAGGATGGTACGGTCGCATTAATATGTATCAAAAGGGTATTAAAGGCGACCATACAAATAAAATGATCATTCAAAAAATGCGCGACATGAAAGAAAGCCGCATTGACATTGTAGCAGTACGCAGCCCTCGTGCTTTGACTCCAGTTAAGTGTCCGTTGACAAATAAAATGATGAAAATTGAACTTGAAACGGCTGCAAAAATGGAACGTGTTTTAACAAATAGATATTTGAGTGAAGCAAAGNTAAACTCTTTACCTTTTTGCTCACAACTTGGTTGAGGTGAATATGATTTATGTAGTAATGGGTCGCGGCGTTGAAGGCTGCGGTGTTACAAAGTTTTCTATTGAATTGTGTAAGTACTTAAGCCAGAATGATTTAAGTCATCGTTGTATTGCCTTCAATGATAAAAAGTGGACACGCCGCAAGTCTCATGACTATAACATTGAAGAAGTAAGTCTTGAAAAAGACGACTCATATCGTTCGTTTATGGAGCGTGCAGAAAAAGAATGTAGTTTAGTTATTATCAACTCGCTACCTTCTAGTTCTCATTCAAAGCAATTCGTTGAAAGGTTTAACGAGTTTTTAAAGCTGAATACTAAGTTTGCTCTTATTCAGCACGATCATTCCTCTATGTCAATTAAAAGAAACGAATCACTTGATGAAGCAATTAATGCAGCATCAATATGTTTTTCTCATAGTAAAAATAACTTTTTCAGTAAATACATTAATGAGAAATATAACTCATCTGATCTTTCTTCATTTTTTGGCGATAATGAAACAAGCAAAGCTGTCGATACGTTTCAGCCAGCATTTGACTTTGATGAATGCAAAAAACAATATTGGAAAAATATTGACGAAACTGACAAAAAGCATCATAAGTGGATTGGTCGTACAGCACATTGGAAAGGCTTTGCACTTATGCTTGATTGGCATAAAGAAAAGCTACAGCCAAATAAAAACTTAACAACACTTGAAGGAATCGAAACAGGTATTGTATACCCTGATTTTCTTGTGCATTCTCCTCATCATAACTTTATTAAAGCAGTAACTGACGCAACAAAAAAGGTCTTTTACCAGCGTGGTTTTGAAGATCAATATATAAACCAGTATGGCTGGCATGCAGTACCTTTTGATGTAAGTACACAAAACATTAACAGCACTAATTTGTCTAAATATTACGGTGACATGGCTGCAGTCTTTGGCATTTACAATAATCATGAGTTGCTTGAAAGAATGTCACGTGTAGGTTTCGGTTATCAGTTAACATTACTTAAACCTGAAAACATTGACTATTCAATCGAATATACGCATTGCGAAGTAGTTGCTTGCGGAGCGATTCCAGTATTTCATAAACAATTTGGTAAGCAATGCCGACATCGTTTAACTGATATTCCTTTAGCTGAATCAACAGATTCTGGAACAATTTGGTTAGATGAATCAAATTTTGACAAAACTATTGAGTTAGTAAAACAGCTTGAAAATGATAAAGTGATGAGAAATGAGTGGCGCGAAATGGCGTTTGAATTTTATAAGAATCATCAAGACTCAAAATATGTTTTTGATGACCTGATGCAAAAAATTAAGAGGGCAATATAATATGGAACAATTAACATGGGCTCCGATCATTCCTTTGATTGGAGGATTTTCAGTTGGCGCGGAAATGGCAGCAAAAACGCCACCAGTAGGAATCTTTTCTTATAGTGCTTTTGATAAAAATGATTCGCACTATGTGAACTATCAAAATAATACACTAAAAAGAAACATTCCTTATTATCATTTGGACAATGAAAGCACAAAGGTGCCAAAGCAAAAAATTGATATTATGGTAGCTACGCCTCCATGTGCTGGATTGTCTCAGCTAAACACCGGCAAAAAAGGTACTGATAAAGGATCTGGTTCATGTGCTGTTCAAAATGAATGGATGTATAAAAGTACGACTGATGCTATTGAAAACTTTTCGCCTACTGTAATTATCGGTGAAAATGCCCCTACGTTGTATACGACAATGGGCGAAGGTGTTGCACAAAACTTATATGAAATCGCAAAAAAGAATAATTACTCACTAGCATTATATAAAACCACGACCTATTGTCATGGATTACCACAAAAAAGATTGCGCTGCTTTTACTTTTTATTTAAATCAGAAAGTGCTCCGTCCTTACAGTTTTATAAACGTGACTTGGTTGGAACGTTTGAGCAATATTTAACTGAAATTCCAGAAAGTGCTACTCTACAAGACTACGATAATATTATTCGTAAAGACATTATAAATGAACCTTATTATATGTTTTTACAGCATAAGTTTAATTCTCATGATGTTCGTGATATTATTTTAGAAAGATCTTTTACTGCGCATTCGTATGTAGTAAAAGAAAACCTGATGAATGAATTTGTTGAGTGGGCAGAAAAAAATCATCAAAAAGGTTATGAGCTTGGTATACATGCTCAAAAAAAGTTTGCAGATGGTAAAGGTGTATGGGACGGATCAATTCACGTATTTCGTGATCATATGAATGCTTTGATTGGTCGTGCTCTAGCCGAATCAATTCATCCAAACAAAGATCGTTCATTGAATATTCGTGAAGCTTTACATATGATGGGATTGCCTTCTAACTTTGAATTGTTAGGTGGTAGAAAGAATGTAAATCACATTGCGCAAAATGTTCCTACATTTACAGCACGCGATATGGTAACAGAAGCTATTGAATTTATCAATGGAAATCGTGAATTAACAAATGAAAATTTTGCAAAGTTTAACAACATTAAGCAAAAAATGGATACAAAAGGCGTAACGATTACAAATACGATTGAAGAGTTTTTTGCGTGAGTTTGACAAAACTTAATAATTATGTTATAATTGTAAAAAATCCTAGAGAATATTATGAAAGAATCAATTAAAGTATTGCAAGAATGTGCTGAGTTGCAAGATCGCAAGTCACGTGACTATCAAAATGAAAACTCGCGTATTCGTCAGGCGGATCACTATCCTCGTGGCTGTGCCACTATTCTTGATATGGTGCATCAAAAAATTACACGCATTTATTCTGTCATGGAATCTATGGAGTCAGGTGAGCAACCAAACTTTGAATCTCTTGACGATTCTGCCAAGGATGCAATTAATTACCTATCGTTTTTTATTTCATACTCACGCGGTAAAATGGATGGCCAATCTAAAGATCGTGACTTTGTGAATCGTCCTAAGGAGTCGACTGATGTTGACGGTTAAAAATATTCGTGCTCAGTTCAAACAAAACTTTGAAGATCAAGAGTTTGTAACAGATCGCTCTGGTCAGAAAATGATCGAAATTTTAGGTGCATCATTTCTTGCAAATGAACCTGCTATTTTTGGTACTCCTAATGACGAATACATTGCTGCTGAAATCGAGTGGTATAAATCACAATCAACTAATATAAATGATATTTACTCAGACGGACAGAAACCACCCGTTGCATGGCAAATGACTGCAAATAAACAAGGCGAAATTAACTCGAATTACGGTTATCTTATTTTTTCTGATAAGTATTACAATCAGTTCAATCGTGTGGTTGAAGAACTGACTGCAAATCCGTTTTCTCGTCGTGCGTCAATGATCTATACTCGCCCTTCGGTATGGGTCGATTACAATGATCAAGGTAAGTCAGATTTTATTTGTACAAACTCAGTAACCTATTATATTCGTGATAACAAGTTACATTGCGTTGTGCAAATGCGTAGTAATGATGTCGTGTTTGGTTATAAAAATGATTATGCTTGGCAAAAACATATGCTTGAAGAAGTCATTAATCAATACCTTGACTTGAATATTTTTGACGAACTAGAGCCAGGTAACATATATTGGCAGGTGCAAAACTTGCATATTTACCAAAGACATTTCAAATTGTTATATCCTAACTGGAAAACTTAAGACACATGGTGGAGGTAACGACAACTATGGATCATCAACCTATCACATTAGAAAACCTAGTTGAACAACATAAGAAACTGATACAGGCAGTTTACGACTATGATTACTATGTTAATGCTTTTGAATATACAAGAGAAAACTTTGAGTTTGATTTGAGTAAGCCCGAACAAATTTCTTCATTTTGGCATGAGTTTTGGTATACCTTACCAGATCATCCAGCCATTCGACGTGATCCCTTTAACAGGATATGTGATATGGCAGAAGGTTCATATCTTTACAAATAAAAAAATTTACAAAACCGACAAACTGTGTTATAATAGTATTATCAGTTGGAGAACAATATGAAAGTCAAAATCGGTAAATATCCCGCTCATTTTTACTGTAGGGTATATGATCGCTGGATCATGCGTAAGTATGGCGTAGATAGTTACATGATGGCTAGTAAAGATTTTACTAAGGTAGATAAGTTTATCGAAAAACTCGATGATGCTATTCAAACTATTTATAGCTGGACAATTAATCCGATTATTCGTTTGGTCCATAAAAAGCAACGAATCAAAGTGGTTATTCATGACTATGATGTATGGAGTATGGATACTACACTTGCACATATCATCGTGCCAATGCTTAAACTATTGAAAGAAAAAAAGCAAGGCGCTCCGATGATTGATATTAAGGATGTACCTAAAGAGCTTCGTCCTACCCCTGAGGATATTGAAAAGTTCAAGGAAGATGGTACGACTGATCCTAAATTTTTTGATCGTTGGGAATGGGTCATGGATGAAATGATCTTTGCCTTTGAGTCTCGTCTTGAAGATTCTTGGGAAAGTAAGTTTTATTCAGGCGAACACGATATGTATACAGTACCAGTTGATAAAAATGGTAACGAAGTACCTGAAGATGAAGCCAAATTATTTGAACTGCGCAAAGGACCTAATGATACTTTTAAGGTAGATCGTAAAGGCCTCAAGGCATACCAAAAACGTATTGACAATGGCTTTAAACTTTTTGGCAAATACTATTTGTCACTTTGGGATTAACAGTATACCGTCGCTGTTAATTCTTTTTTGAAATGATGACGGAAATTTATTGGAGATTTAAATATGACTAAGGCACAACGTTTGCTCAACTTCCTGCAATCTGGCAACACTGCAACACCTAGCCAAATGAAGCGCATGTTTGGCATTGCAAACCCGTCCGCAATGGTATACAAGTTGCGTACAGAAGGTAACTGCATTTATGCAAATCCTTCAAAGCTAAAAAATGGTAGCGCAGTTACTCGATATCGTTTAGGTACTCCATCGAAGTCAATGGTTGCTCAAGCCGCTAAGTTTGGTTTTTTTGGTAGTTAAGTAAATGACGGATTCTTGGATTAAGCGGTATATTAACCTTGCTAAGGAAGTATCAACTTGGTCCAAGGATCCTTCACGTAAAATTGGAGCCGTTGCCGTATCTAGCAAAGGGCAGGTACTGGCAACAGGCTACAATGGCTTTCCTCGTGGTATGTTTGATACCGCTGAACGATATAATAATCGTGAGCTTAAATACAAGTATATTGTTCATGCTGAAATGAATTGCATATATAATGCAACATATAATGGTGTATCGCTTGACGGTGCATCATTATATGTTTGGGGTCTTCCTCCTTGTTCTGAATGCGCCAAGGGTATTATTCAAGTAGGCATTAAAAATGTATACTGGAGTTGTGAAGAGGAAATACCACAAAAATGGATTGAATCTCTACAGCTAACCAAAGAAATGTTTTATGAACCAGTTATTGGTTTACATTTTATTGAACATGTGGTATAATAGTAATACTAAATCACTATTAGGAGTGAAAATACAATGTCAGTAATGGATAAACTTAAAAAGAACTCAAANATCAAAGAAACGTCAATCCTTGGCGAATCTAAGTTCTTTTCCGAAAAGGATCAGGTACCCACCGAGGTACCA